TTGAACCTTCTCAGTTCTACCACGTTATATCCCACCTTCTCTTCTGATAACAAAATGAGAGCCGATATCGCTCCATCCGTTGCCTTTTGGTGGTGTATCCGTATGCCATTGACGTATCTCTTTGACCCCCAGATCGATAGAATCACTAGAATCTGAGCAATGAAGTACAAGTTTTTTCACTTTTTTTAACATTTTTTTAAGTCTCCGTTATTATTAGTGTTTCTGTATATTACAATATTATAATATGCTAATATCCTTCATATATATATGTTTTATTTGACAATAATGAACAAGTATAGGTATAGGGGTAATTAATTTGGCTAAAGCTACGAAAAGACAAATGATTGAACGAGAAGAAGACATTCAGGAGCATTTGCGCCTGGGTCAAGATATCGGTCAATTCAGTCAATCGCTTGCTACCAAGTATAATTGCTCCAAACACTCTATAGAACGTCAATGCCGTGGTATATTGAAAGATATGGCTAATATGCAGAAAGAAAACCGTGAAGAACTACGTGTTAAGCTTATGTTAAGGAATGATCATCTATATAATAGAGCGTTAGCAGATGGCAAAATTAAAGTTGCTATCGATGCTGTAAACCTACAAGCCAAGATTGGCGGTCTGTATCAACCTGACAAGGAAGAAGCAGAAGAGAAACCACAAGCGCCTTCGTTTAGTTTTTCGGAGCGTAATAATGCAATACCTTTAGCGGTAGTACCCGAGGATGATGATGGAAACACAGGAACCGACTGATATTAAGTTATCTACGGCTCAGATGGAATTCATGAGTCATAACGAAGAGTACACATTATTTTGTGGTGGATTAGGTTCCGGCAAAACCCATGCAGGTGCGTTATGGGCAATTTATATGGCGGTGACACACCCACACGTAAAGGGTTTGATTACAGCGAACTCTTACTCACAGCTGAAGAAAGCAACATTAAGTAAGCTTTTTGAACTGTTGGATGAAATGGGAATAGAGTTTCAGTATAAGATGCAAGACGGTGTTATCTTGGTAGGTCCAGAAGAAACCGTAATATATGCACTATCGATGGAGAAGTATGATTTACTTCGTGGTATCGAGTTTGGATGGGGATGGGGAGATGAGTGTGCTTTCTATAAAGAAGAAGCATATCAAGTCATGATCGGACGTATACGAGACCCTAAAGGACCTTGCCAATGGAAGGGCACTACTACACCCAATGGTTTTAATTGGTTATATGAGAGATTTGTTCAAAAGCCGCCTAAATCATCTGCGGTAGTCTATTCAAAGACATCAGACAATTCTATGCATATCAAAGCAAGCTATGTAGATGATCTTAGAGAGCAATACGACAGTAAACTAGCTCAACAAGAACTTGATGGACAATTTGTGAATTTAACTTCTGGTAAAGTGTTCTACCAGTTTGATAGGAATAAGCATGTTAAAAGTGTTAATGACAATGGCAGCTATTTGTTCGTCGGTCTTGATTTTAACGTGCATCCTTTATGCGGTGTGTACTGCAATGTTGTTGGTGATACAATCTATATCTTTGACGAAATGCACCAAGAAGACTCGAACACATTTAAAGCTAGTAAAGAAATGATTAAGAAGCATCCTGGTAGACTGATCAATGTAGTCTCGGATGAAACAGGCAATAGAAGAAAGAGTAGTTCAACAAATACAGATCATGAGATACTATCTAGAGCCGGATTGAATGTTTTAAACTTTAGAAACCCGTTCGTTAAGGACCGCAACAACAATGTAAACCGGTTATTTGAACAGAACAGAATTGTAATTGACAGTAAGTGTATAAACCTAGTAAAGAACTTAGAGCAATTAGTGTACGATAACAAAGATGAAATGCTCGGACATATAACAGATACCTTGGGTTATATATGCTGGCACTTCTTCCCACTACAGAAGCCAAGAACTAGAGCTAGTGTAACTTATAAATAAGGACTAAAATGAGTACTCAGAAACCATTAGTAGATTTAATACCAGAATTAGTTAGTCACATACAGGCTAATATGGAGTACTTACAATTTAATCAAAGAGTTTTTAACATTTTTGAAGGTCAACTAAAGAGGGAAATTGAAGATTCGCTTCGGCAAGAGATCTTTTCTCCCTCCGCCCTTAGACGCTGCCTCCAACGTATCCCGTCCATCAATGTGATGAAAAAAGCCACGGATAAACTGTCAAAAGTATACATTGAAGCGCCCATCAGAAATGCTGATAGTCAAAAAGACATAGACTTAATGGATAGTCTAACAAAGATATCTGGTATAGATACGGTAATGATGCACGCGAATCAGCTGCTTAATGCAATGAATTCATGTGCCATCGAACCTTATTTAGAAGGTAGAAAGCAAAAGGTTAGGGCTATTCCTAATCACTTGTTCTTACCATTCTCCGATGATCCAGTAGACCCATTGAAAATGACCGTATTCATAAAGCTACTAGGTAGTGAGCAGATAATGGACCACACAACCACTTCTGCAAATGGTACAAACATAGAACAGCAGAAACATAATATAAGAACCGTCAATATATATCAAGCATTCTCTGACAACGAAGTACTTATTTTTGATAGTGAAGGCACTATCAGAATGGACATGATGTCAGCTCACGGGCTTGAATCAGGTGTAAATGAGTTTGGCGTTATACCACAGACTTATGTTAACTCTAGTATATTCCAACTCATCCCTTTCGCAAATCAACTAGGACTAGATATCTCCGTCCTTATCCCTAAATTACTCGCAGATCTTAACTATTCAGTACAATTTCTGTCGCATTCTATTATATGGTCACGTAACACAGACCTAGACGGTGTTGAACTCAACCCAGACGCTATGGTAAACCTAGGCGATTCAATTGAGGGTGGTACTAGAGGGACTCCAGAGATCGGCACAATCGATCCACAAATAAACATTGAAGCACAGCTACAACTAGTAGAGTTTGAGTTAAGTGCTTACTTCGCATCTATCGGTATTAAGACAACCGGTGGTGGGCAAATGATGCCTGGTCGTGAAGCTTCTGGATTTGCTAAGGCAATGGATGAAGGTGATACTACAGCGGTTAGAAAAGAACAGACAGAGCTATTCAGACATGTTGAAGATAAGTTATGGGAGAAGTTGAATAGAGTACAATCTGTATGGTCTACAGGTGGTATGGTTGATGAATCTAGACAATTCTCACACACATTTGATGAATCATTCTCTATCAAGTTCGCTGAAATGAAGATACTCAAGACAGATAAAGAAAAGCTTGAAGAAGTTAAGATGTTGAGAGAGCTAAGCCTTATGACTAAGAAACAGGCACTAGCAAAGATCATGCCAGATCTAACAGACGCTCAACTAGATAAATGGATAGAAGAATTAGATACAGAGTCGGAAGAAGCATTCGAGAACATGATGATTACAGCACCCAGTGGACCAGAAAAGCAACCAGATGAAATGAGCAAAGACCCTATTCAGTCTCAGAGAGATGAAGAACTAGGTGAGTAATGTCAGAACCGGATCAGAGCTTTATAGTTAGGATACCACGGAACTTTGACGCTAGAGCAAGGGATGTACTAGCAGAAGAGATTATTACCTTTGTTAGAAGTAGAACTAAGAACGGTTTAGATAAGAATAACAGTCCCTTTAGTCGATACTCCAAAAGTTACACGGAGTCAATTGAGTTCACGGCAACAGGCAAGAGTTCATTGGTGGATTTAACCCTTACAGACGATATGCTCAGTTCAATGGTAGTCAAGTCAAGTGGAGTAGGGTTTGTTAAGATAGGATTGTCTGACAGTTTCGCCAATGATAAAGCATCTTGGAACAGACAAAAGGGTAGAGACTTCATGGGAATATCTGCTTCAGATTTGAGTTTAATAGTAGATGCGGTTAGATCTGCACTAGGAATAAGAAGGGGAATATTCGGTTAATGGCTGATAATAGTGAGAGAGAGATAGCAGCATTGATGAGAAAGCTTGAGACATTCGCCCGAGACCTCAAAGGTGGTGCCATGGTTAAGGATATAGCCGTTGCCGCTAAGAAACAGATAGTTAAAAGAACCAGAGCTGGGTATGGTGTCGATAGCCTCAATACTAACTCTAGTAAGATAGAGAAGTTAAAGTTAGAACCTAGCAGTAAAAAGCGGCAGAAGGAATGATAAGAAACGAGGGGTATTAACCGGTAAGACAACACCAGCTAAAGCCAACTTAACGAGAACCGGTAGTTTATTGAATAAGACGCATGTAAGAAAGATAACACCGAATGAATATGAAATAGCAGTTGCACCGGTTGATCAAGAAAAGGCTCAACACCTAGCAGACAACGGTCACCTGTTTTTGAGTTTAGCAACTAAAGAATTTAAACAGATTTTAAAGGAAGCATTTGCGAAGCTGACTAAGAAGTTAGCCAAGCAATAAACAATAATAAACAACGTATAGTATACGAAGGAGATAATAATGTCAACAGATAACAAGCCTGTCGGTGACAGTTCAGATCAGGAGTCAGTAGTTGCTGGAGAAAAGAATGATTTTGTTCGCAAAAAGGCATACGAAGAAGTAACCACGGATATGCATAAGTTCAAAGCCAGTCTCAAATCAGAGAAGGCGCGAGCAGCTGAGTATGAGGCTAAGCTGAAAGCACTTGAAGAAGAGAGAATGAGAGAGAATGATCAGTGGAAAGAGTTAGCAGAAAAGTACAAAGCTGAAGCCACAGATGCTCGACAAGACTTTGTTAAGTCTAAAGAAGAGTTCAATAAGAACACCAAGAAGCAAGCTTTGAAAGATCAGTTAGGATTATCTAACGACAAGTACCTAGTTCACGCGAATGTTGATGCAATTGAAGTTAACGAATATGGGGTAATTGATCAAGAAAGTCTATTAGCTGTGGCTAACGAGTTCCGCGAAGAGCACGGTATATTACTAAATAAACCAGCTGGTGCAAATTCAACTATGGTTCCTGCTTCACCAATAAAGACGATTCAAAAGGAGCTGTCACAAATGACAACTGCTGAGAAACGTGAATTACTTAAACAAGTCAAATCTTAATAGGAGAATATAATGGCTACAATGACTAGTGCCGCTAATACCGGCTCAACAGAAATGGATATCATCAGTTCTATCGTACAAGACGAACTAATCCATTCCGCAAAACTAAGACCTACAGTTGTTGATCGTTCAGATCTTGCTGAAAAAGGTATCAAATCAATCGAACTTCCACGCATATCAGCTTCTTTTGCTGGTCCTGCTGCTCAAAACGCTGATGGTGTAACACAGACTCCAAGTCAAACGACTACTTTCGCTGTTGATACTATCGATCTTTCTGACTGGACATCAATTGTTTATGAAATTCCAGATAGAGTTTCTGAGCAATCTCGTATAAACATCGAAGGTGAACTTGCTGAATCAGCCGGTAAATCTTATGGTGTATATATGGATAATCAAATCCTAGTACAAGCTAAATTAGCTACTGCTGGACACCTTTTCGGTTTAGATAGCAACGCTGCTGGTGCAGGTGCTTCTTTAACTTTAGAAGATGTTGCACGTGCTCGTAGATTGTTAAACAGAGCAAATGCTGATCAATCAGACAGATTCATGGTTGTTCCACCAGAAATGGAAGAAGACATCATCAATCTTGATAACTTCAGAAATGCTGACAAGTATGGTTCAAGAGAAGCTTTACTACAAGGTGAAGTTGGACAAATCTACGGTTTCCGTGTAATTGTTCACAACAGTCTTGCAAGTAACGAAGCTTGTTTCTACCAGAAGAAAGCAGTTGCTGTTGCAGTTCAACAAGAAGTTAAATTTGAGTCTAGACGTTCCCAGTTGGGTCTACAGAAGACTGAATACTCTTTTGCATTAGGAATGGGTCAAACTGTTCTTCAAGCTGGTGAGTTACAAGTTTACCTTGTAGGTGCATAATTTAATTAGCCTGGGGGTCACAACCCCTGGGTTTTCTTTCTAAAGGATAACAATGAATACATCTATACTAACAGTCCCTACATCAATTACGGCTAAATCCCGTGGTGAATTGACTAAGCAGATGTTGATTATCCAACGCAAGCTAGAATCAAAGCTACATTTCTTTGATATACAATTCGTAAAGGGCGAGTGGGTCGCATGGTACGAAGCAGATTTTAAAAACATTATAAAGAAGGCTAAGTAATGGCCGGAACTAAATTCAAGAATTTAAGAGACTCACACCATAAATCTTACAGGGATGATCCAATAGATGACTCTCTAACAGTACAAGCTGTCACCGTTGTTAATTCATCAGAAGCGTTTGTATGGCAAAGGTCTGGGGTACTAGTTATTCCTGCAAGTTCAACAGTTGTTGTTGACACTAATTTACTTTCAACATTTAGCAGAATAGATTATATAATAAACTTTAAAGATGACCCAATAACCGTAACCAAGTCAATGAAACTAGTTGCGCAGAATAATGCTGGTACCGTGACAGACATGGTGTCAGAAAGAATGGGCGGTTCTATAGACGTAGCGGTGTCAGTAACAGATGACTCGGTTGATGCGTTTTTAGAAATAACAAATAATGAAATTTTCGATGTAGTAGTTACGTTTTTAAGGGCAATAACGCCCTAAAGAGGGAGGATAAATGTCAAGAGACTTATTTAATGTGGAGTTAGGCTTAGGCATATTCGATGAGAATGGTGTCGCAGTACAAGCTGCCGTATTAGCCGGTTCAGCCGCGCCTGATGGTGTTGCTGGAAAACAGGGCGATGCCCCTATCGGTTCACTATATTTACGTGGTGGAACTGGTGAAACATATCGTAAGATTGCAAATGCCGGTGCTCCTGCTGATTGGGAACTATTAGGTTCCGGTGGTAACGCTATTGGTAACTGGCGACCTGAAAGAGTAGATGCTCACACAGGACAAGTTCTATCAGCCGGTGTTACAGATCCAACAGCATGGTCAGACAATGACGGTGGTGCCGATGGTACAGATTTTACTGTAGGTCATTACATACTTGATGGTGGTTGTGATCTTTGGGAAATTACAGCAGTTAGTAGTGCAACAGCAATAACTATAGCAGCAGCTGGTGATGCCCCTGTAGCTCAAGATATGTTTGCTGTTCGTTATAACTTACCAGACCCAGCAGGTCAAGAAGGTCAAGCGATCATAACTTATGATGGTTCGGCTTGTATTAAAGTTGCGGATATGGACTTCGCTTTTGCTGACGGTATCTCTTTAAGATCGCCATACAGTGCATCAAGTGGTGACGTTACTGCTGCTGATTCCGTTCAATCAGCAATTTCTAAAGTTGACGGTAATAACGACGCACAAGATAGTGTTTTAGGTACATCACAGGGTGATACTTCACTCGGCGTATTTAGCGGATCGACTATAGCAGATAATAGCTCGGTCAAGTCTGCACTTCAACAGGTCGAAACGGCTTACGAAGAAACAGATGCTAACGTTGATGACTTAATTACTTTATCAGGAATGCCAGAGAATTCAACAGACAACGGCACATTCACGGGATCTGTAATTGCTGATGGTTCCACTACGAAGTCGGCACTTCAACAATTAGAATCTAAGGATGAAACTCAAGACGGTGTAATCTCTGAAATTGATCAGAACGTCGATGATTTAATTAGCTTATCGGGTGTCCCTGAGAACAGCACAAATCTTGGAGCCTTTACTGGTTTTGGTGCAATACTACTCACGGCAACAGAAACTGTTAAGAGTGCTATACAAAAAGTTACAGACTTTCTAGGTGGCTTAAGAGTTGTTGAAGTGACAGGAATTACCACAGCTACTGCGGTAGATGCTGTACCGGTTGCTGAAGCGTCAGCTTGTAAATGGATTGTCGAGGCTTTTGAAGAAGCAACACCAGCTAACAAGCAAGCAATTGAGGTTTACGGACTTAACAACGGTACTCTAGTTGATGATACTGTTTATGCCAAACTAAAAGTTGGTTCTAACTTTAACCTAAGTGTTTCAGTAGATATCAGTGGTGGTAACATGAGACTAATGGTTTCATCTTCTACAGCCGGTGTAACCGTGAGAGCTAGACGTATACAGGTAACTAATATCTAATGGCTATTAATGTAGACAATGCTTTTGACATAGACCAGGACGGCTTAGCTGTTCGGGATAACGATGGTAACATCTTATATTATCTTTGCGCCGGTTCGGGGTTGCCTGATGGTAATGCTGCGCCTCAAAACACTTTCTACTTTAACCAAGATACTCAACTTATTCATTATAAATATGGCGCTGGTAACAATGACTGGCGTCAACTTCGAGCAGATGATATAGCTTTCGATGACACAAACGCACAACTAGGTGCAAGCAACGTTAAAGAAGCAATCGATACAACAAAAACAATACTTGATGCTTTACCGGACGCAATGCCGGCTCTTCAAGGAAACTTTTTAACAATAGGTTCGGTAATACCGACAACATGGACTGCATATCCATTACAAGAAACAATAGCAACACAAACGAGTGTTATAGATATAAACCCTGGTGCTAACACGCAAGTTAGGCTAAAAGAAACCGGTACATATTATTGTTACTACAGCTTTGGAGCATTTGCTGAAGATAACCCATTACCAGCAGAAGGTAGAGTAATTGTTAACGGGATTGACTCAGCAATTCTAGGTTCTGAATCCAGTAATTACGGTTCGGCAGGTAACAACAACAACGCTTTAAATTTAGACTTTAATTTTCATTCAGGATTTCTATACACAGCAACAGCGAATGATTATTTGGAACTACAAGCACAAGGACCAATATTAAACGACTACACACTAACTCTTCCGGTGGCGTTTGTGGTTGTTAAGCTAGATGCTCAATTTGCAAACTTTATGATTAACGGAGATAGCGATAAATCTAGAGCAGACCTACTACAAGGCGGTATATCAGAGCTAGTAAGTGGTGCTAATCAAACAGTAACAGGTGTTGCTACAACAATAATAAACTGGAACGATCAGGACTTATTTGACTCCGACTGTTTTACTCACACTCCAGGGGATAGCGAAATTACTCTTGACAAAGCAGGAAGATATAGAATAACAAGCAAGGTTAACGTTCAAAGAACCGCAAATGGTCGTGTACAACCCAATGCTTTCTGGCAATCTTCTACCGGTGGTGGTGGCTTTATCGATATAGATAAATCATATTCACACGCCTATACTCGTAGTAGCGACGCCTCTAACTTTGGTAGCTGTACGGCGGCCTTTACTTATGATGCGGTAGCCGGAGATAAATTACGTTGTGGTGTATTTAATAACGAGGCAGCAGCAGTTTGTAACATATTAGGTGTAAGAACAAATTTTATTATTGAATACATAGGAGAGAATCCGTGACATTACAGGAAATAGTAGACGCAAACCCCGATAAGGTTAATTACATAGTTCAACAAGAAGGAAACACCGACGCTAACTCTAGATACTTAGTGAACACTCACAACGAATCTTCGGTTAAACTACAACAAATAAATACAATGAACTTCTTCGATATGCCTAGCTCGACTTCTGGTTACGAGGTATATACTCCGCCATTAGAAAATCCTCTAGCACCATACGAGATCATAGTTCAAAACGCTATAGAATTCTTCCAAGAGATAATGGTTACTTATGCTGCTGAAAATATAACAATGGGTATAACTGTATTAAACAAAACAAAAGATGTTGCTGATTATCTACAAGGTGTAATGAGATACGGACAATCTGGTTCTTTGTATGAAGTTATTCATGAAATAGATACTCTGAAAGCTGACGGTATTCCTGTAGAACTAGCACCGTTTGTGACAGATGAAAGACTTGATGCTTTCAAACTTAAAATAACCAACTACATAGGCGTATAATGAAGATACAATACTTATTCAGTCGCAATAAAAAAATCGGTTCTAAACTGATTGCTTGGGCGTCTAAGTATGAAAATTTAGATGTAGAAAACAGACCGTCACACGTTGCATTACTAATAAACGAAAAGATGGTCGTTGAGTCTGTATTTGGTAGTGGTGTCAGGATAGTACCATACTATAAGTGGTTAGAGATTAACGAAGAATTATATAAACTAGAATGCGAACAGGGCGACAGACCTAGTACTGAAATAGTATCTGAAATGATGGACTTGTGGGGAAAACCTTACGATTGGTACGGTATAGCATACTTCGCATATAGATTTATAAGATTGATATTGTTTAAAGAGAAGCTACCAGAACACAATCCTTGGGAGAGGTCTTCACACCTATTCTGTGTTGAAGCGGTAGGTAAAGTTAGCGGAATTTATTACAGCATGACATCGCCAACTAAGATGTGCGCAAAGATTATGGGGAAGATATGAAGCAAGAACAATTACTCAAAGAGATACACGAAGCGGTAGTAGATATAAGAATCAATCAAGCTAAGGATAACGTAAAGATCAAATCCCTTAGAGAAGATGTAGATGAGAACACAAAAGACGTAGACAGTCTAAAAGCTGACAATTGGAAACTAAAGGGGGCTGGTATACTAATCGGTATCATAGCCACCCTATCAAGATTTTGGGAAGGTATATTTAAATGATAGATGCAAGAGTTAAATTAACCGTATTAGAGGACAATGCCTCAACATTCACGGATCATTCAAATGAAGCAGCTGATTACTTGAGAGATTCATTTACATTAGCTATGGCACCAGCAACAGACTTCCTATACATAGGGTTCCGTAAACCGATCAATGCTGTGTATGCCGAGTTAGATACAGCAGACGCTTCAAGCTCAGAACTGACTTTAGAAGTATATAACGGTACATCATGGGTATCATTAACGCATCAAGATGAGACACAAGGCTTGTCAAGATCCGGTTTTATCTCATGGGATAGAGCAGACTTAGAAGACTCACTAGTAGAAGTTAATTCAGATACTTCTTATTGGATTAGAGCATCATACGATAACGGTAACACAGCAGAACTAGCCGGTCTTAACTTAGTATTCAGTGATGATCAAATGCTTAAGAGAGAATTCCCTAGCATCCTAGATCCACGCATAATAGCGGCTGGACAGACTTCCCACATCGTACACCACGTTGCTGCACGTAACCTAATGGTTCAAATCATGCGTAACGAAGGTTATATCAAATATGATGCAGATGGTAACTATGAGAACATAACTCAATGGGATTTATTAGATATATATGAAATAAGAGAGGCAGCTACATACCTAGCCCTTTCAAAGATATTCTTCTTATTGTCAGATGATGTAGACGACAACTGGTGGAATAAGCATAAAGAATATATGAACTTATACAACAAGACATTCAGTGCTGCTAAGATTAGCATGGATAAAGACGATGATGGTGCAGTAGATGCTGATGAAAAGCTAAACCCACATAAGTCTATAAGGTTCACACGATGAGTGTATTAATTAATGATTTATTGGCAGGTATCAAGACAAGGGTCTCAACGGTCCTAGGTTCGGAATTCAGTGAATTACCGTTCTTAATTGATGTCAGTCAAAACAATTTCAATCAAAACCATAACCGGTACGGTGTCATACCTCAAGCCTCATTTGAAACTGACTCCGTGACTAAGTATGTAACCATGGAACAGGTGTTTCAGGTAGTACTTACTAAAGCGTTTATCGATGACGGCATCAGTGATGCTGATAAACAAGCAAAGCGCACAGAACTTCAAGACCTGTTTCTTGACATATATAAGGACCTCATTAACACCAAAGCTGGTGTACCTTCTATAGTTATGAATATAACAGACTTGAATGTAGAAGACGCTGAGTATTTAGATGAAGAGAAGGTAGTGGTTATGAAAGCCTCAATTAACATTTTATACCGTTTTACTTTAATATAGGAGAATTAAATGGCTACAACAGTTAAAAGAAATACCGTATATGCCGTTGAAGAAGAGTCCGTAGAAGGTGTATACGAAGCCCCAAGTGCTGCTACAAGCTATGTACAGACACTAACAGATGGAGCTGAAATTACACCAGCTAAAGAACTTCTCGAAAGAGATGTCTTCAATGGAACAATCGGTAAAGTTACGCCACGTACAGGAACTAAGTCTGTATCTGGTGCAGTACCTGTTGAAATGAGAGCCGGAGAAGCTGAAGGAGACGTACCAGAATGGGATCTATTAATGAGATCTGGACTAGGTGCGCGTACTACAGTTGCCGCTTCAACATCTAAAACAGGACATTCAACAACAGTAATTCAAATCGAAGACGCTGATATTTCAAAGTATCAAGTTAACGACATTGTAATGATTAAAGAATCAGGCGACTACCACGTTAGCCCTATTTCTGCCGTAGACTCAACTGCTTCAGCAGCGAACATTACACTAGCAATTGCTATGGACTCAGCACCAGCTGACAACGTAGAACTTGCAAAAGGTGTTATGTATAATGTTGCGAACAGTGGGCACCCGTCTTTATCGATATCTAAGTATATTGAAGATGCTGTCCTAGAAGCTGCTGTAGGAGCAAAGGTTGGCTCTATATCGCTAGAGAACTTCACTACAGGTCAACTAGCAAGCTTAAACTTCGCTTTTGAGGGTCTAACTTATGATCGCAGTCTAGCATCATCACCGTTTACAGCTGACTATCAAGATGCATTACCACCAATTATATTGGAAGCTTGTGTCTATCAAGACAGTGTTGCTATACAGGTTAATGAACTATCATTCTCTGTTGAGAACAGCATGGGTTTCGTTACATCTACATGCTCACCAAATGGTCGTATCTCATCTCGTGTAGTTGAGAGAACAGTCACCGGTACATGTAATCCTTATAAGCAGGATGATGATTTAGGTCAATTCAATAAGTTCGATCTAAACACCGAGTATACTTTATTCGCATCAGCTCACGTACCTACAGCAGTAGATGGTGAGAAGTCGCAAGTAGTTGCATTCCACTTACCGGCATGTGTTACTACAGAGTTAGGCGAATCTGATCAAGATGAAGTACTACAAGATGCAATTGCTTTCACAGCAGGTCGTGGTTCAGATGCCGCAACTGATGAGATCGTAATAGCAGTATTCTAGAGAATTTAATAAACCGGGGGTTAAGGCTTGAAAGAGCCTCCCGGCATTTTAACCAGTCAGGAGACAACCATGGCACGAATATATAAAACTACAGACAAGATACCGGTAAAGATACATGATCTAACGGTGAAGATTAGCCCACTTACTTTTGAACAGAAGAGTACATGCCAAGGGATGATCATGTCAGGAAACCAGATGAGCGCAGCTTTCTACGCATTACAATGTTCTCTAAAAGAAGTAGAAGGTATTGAAGAATCAGACGGTTCAAAGTACGAGTTAGAAATGGAAGAAGGGATTGTATCTAAAGAATGCATGAATGACCTCCTAAACCTAGAAGAGTCTCAAGAGATGCAACTAGTAGCCATTTCACTATTAAACGGTATCCCTAAGGAATTCCAAAATCCAGTTACCGGTGACAAGCTTGAAGGTGTGGAGTTTGTAAAGGAAAAAAAGTCCAAGAAGTAGATAGTAACTGGTTCTCATTAGGACCTTTATGGGATTACATCCACTGGAAAATCTACGATGTATCCTCATTATCTACTCACGATTATATCAATATTGTTGGGCAGTTTCATTCAATGGATCAAGACAACTCAATAGACCCTAGACTCCTAGAGAGGGGGTTCACTGATGAGCAGATTCAGAAGCTACAACAACAGTTAAGTATAAAGACTAGGGCAGATATAGCAAGGTCACTTAATCTAAGACTCTCAGGCGATCTAAGCCGGTTTAAATACGACAATTTCTCATTCGCTGTAAACATGCACAATGCATTTGAGAAACATGGAATACTACCATACAACGGTCCGTATACAGAACAACCAGCCCAGATCATAGAAATTTTCAACGTACTAGATCAATTATCATTTGAAAGACGTGAGAAGCAGCACAGAGAGAACCAAAAGGAAAGAAAGAAGAATGTCTGATATTAACATCAAAATTAGCCTAGCAGCAGATAAAGCTATCAGTAATACTAATAAACTCAATAATAGTTTAGGTAAGACTCAAACCGGTGTGCAAAAGCTACAGCTTCAACTAAAGCAGTCTGGTAGTGCATTCAAGTCATTTGCAGGCAACATAGCAGCAATCGGCGTATCTAAACTAATCGGTGGATTAGTGGATATGGGTGATGCATTCGTGCAGAGTGCTAAAGACATGGAAACGATGAACACTCAGTTTGAGATCTTAACAGGTTCAGCTGGTGCTGCTAATACTCTAGTAGAAGAGTTAAAAGTATTCTCAGCTGGAACTCCGTTTCAATTGCAAGGTATAGCAGAAGCGGCACAGGGTCTATTAGGTTTCGGTTTTGCAGCAGATCAAGTACAGGATAAACTACAGGAGATGGGTGATGTGGCAGCAGCATCCGGTAAGCGAGTGGAAGTGATTGCTCTTATCTACGGTCAAGTATCAGCAGCTGGTAAACTAACCGGTGAGAGATTGCTACAGTTCCAAGAGAGAGCTATTCCCATAGGACCGGCTATTGCTAAGACAATGGGTGTTGCAGAATCAGCTGTTAAAGATTTAGTATCAGCCGGTAAGGTAAGCTTCAAAGACTTCGAGAAGGCATTTGCTTCACTATCCCAAAAGGGTGGATTTGCATTTGACGGTATGGTTAAGAGATCACAAACGCTAGACGGTCGTATAAGTACATTAAAGGATAACGTATCTCTATTCGCAGCTGATGTAGCTAAGGACTTAAGTCCGGCACTAAAAGCTGCAACTACAACAATGACTCTATGGGTTCAAGAAATTCAGAAGAGCGGGGTTGTACAGGAGGCTATGAATAAAGCTCTTAGCTTCTTACCGGACCTTATAGATATAGTCGGGGGTTCAATCAAGTTCCTAACTAGCACATGGAACGGTTTAAGTATAGCAGTTGATCTAATCAAAGCCGGTCTTAACTCAGTAATCATAGGTTGGATATCTTTAGCTGAAGTAGTATTAGGAGCTGGTGAAGCAATCAATAAGTTTCTAGGTAATGATACATCAGGGTATGCAGTTATTAAAGAGAACCTTCAAGGTGTTAAGGATGTATTCACAGCTACTAAGAATGAAGCATTAGCATCAGCGCAGGCAACGGTTGACAACCAAGTAGCTATTAATAAAGCAGTTGATAATACAACAAAGAACCTAAAAGTAAGCTTAGAAAAAGAAACAGCACTAGCCAACAAAAAAGAGTCCGAAGAAGATAAACGGTCTAGACTATCTATAGCCAGAGCTAAGACAGAAGCAGACGCTAAAGCTAAGATTAAGAAGCAGAGTGTTGAGAACTTCGCAAGACTAGAGAAGGACGCCCTCATATTAGCAACCTCTAGTAATAAAGAACTAGCAGCTGTAGGTAAAGGATATGCGATCTACCAAGCAACAATTGATGGTTATAGTGCAATACAGAGCGCATGGGCTGATGTTCCTTACCCCTTTAACATTGCAGCAGCAGCAGCGGTTGCTGTATCAACGGCGGCTAATGTAAACAAGATAGCCAATACAAACCCCTCATTTGAACAGGGTGGTATCGTACCTGGTAACAGCTTTACCGGTGATAACGTACAGGCTAATGTAAACAGTGGTGAGATGATCTTAAACCGTAGACAACAGAGTCAATTATTTGATGTAGCTAATGGTGCAGGAGCTGGTGGTGGACAAGAGATAGTAGTACACACTACAGTTCAATTAGACGGAGAAGCAGTTGGTAAATCAGTATCTAGACAAGTAGCAGACGGTCTAGTATTAGGGGAGAACATATAATGTCGGGGATTAACTTTCTATCAGTAAACAATATGGACACATCTGTACTATCAGTAACATCCGGTACAGCGAACGCTCAGTACCCCTTATCTAATCTATTGAACGCATCACCTAGTATCAAGTTTCAATCAACTACAGCATCGGTTACTATCCTTGTGGATCAGACTACAACCAGCCCGGTTGATACAATAGCTCTAGTAGGAGACCCTACAGGTGAGTTAGGTATCATTACAGCTGTATTCAAAAGCTCAGTTACAACAGACTTCAGCCTATCAACACCAATCAATGTGACTCTAAGTGCTGAGCATAACATGGGTATTGAATATATAACAGAAGTATCAGATAGATACTGGCAAATAGAACTAACCGGTTCTTCTTACTCAGAGCTTGGGAATGTATTCTTAGGTCAACGTATTAACTTACCACAGAACAGTATATCAATCGCGTCCTTTAAATATGGACATACAGACAATTCAGATGTAACTACTAACGAATACGGTCAAAGATTCATCGACTCTAGAAACCTCTCAAAGTCAATAGGCGGCAACATAGACAGCTGTACTAAAGATGAGACAGAGACTCTAGATGATATGTTCTTATACCACGGTATAACTAAGCCTGTTTGGATCATCCTAGATAAAGATAGCTCAGCTATGAATGATGGTGGTTTCAGATTGAGTATGTACGGTTACATTAACAAGATGCCTTCATGGTCAGCAGCTGGTGGACAGTTGTATAACGCTAAACTATCAATGGTGGAATGTATATGAGTACATTAATATTAGATGAACTATACCCTGGTGTTGTATTTGAACAGACCATTAGGATTAGTAAAGATACATCCGTAGCACACATCAGACCGTGGGTTTACCGACAAGGTACTCTAGTTGATGGTGTCTTCACTTGCAGAATAAAGAACGGTTCAACCCTTCTCAAAGAAGTTACTATAGATTATACAGAAATAAACGCAGCAACATCAGAAGACTATTCACACGGTTTTATGAGATTCGACACAGAGAACCTACCCCTACTGGTACCAGATGAAGCTGAGTATCAAGACTACATAATTGAGTTCGAGATGGTAGGGCATACGCTTAGCGGAGTTAACTTCGTAGGTATATGCAGATCATGGGATAACAAGGTATACGATACAATAACACCGGCGGCTAACGATATGATCGAACCAGCTGGAATTGAAATATATGAATTTAAGGAGAAACTATAATGGCTAGGATCATCAACTTTTACGATAACGCATCATCGTCTACCACACCAACTATTGGGAACATAAGTGCATCAGACTTAAATACATATATAGATGATGCCGGATATGAAGCAGGTAATGACGGATCTCCCGTACTGGGTAATATATATATAAACTCAACAGACGGCTCTGTAAGATATTACAACGGTACAAATTGGATTGAAATAGCAACGGTTACTGAGACAGATGCTATTAGGACTACTCAAGGAACATCAGCCGGTGATACGGATATGGGTAGTTATACCGGGTCTATTATAGCATCGGGTGAATCAGTTAAAGAAAACATTCAATCATTAGAGACGGCTATAGAAGGATTAGCAGCCGGTCTTTCATTTCAGGGTAATTGGGATGCAGATAGCAACTCACCATCATTAGCTTCTGGTGTAGGATCAGCCGGGCATTACTTTAACGTATCGGTGGCAGGAGCTACAAACCTAGACGGTATTACTGACTGGGAAGTAGGAGACTGGGCTATATTCACAGAGACTGGTGTATGGCAAAAGATTGACAACACATCAACGGTAACATCTGTTAACTCTCAAACCGGTGCTGTTGATTTAGGAATAGATGATTTAAACGATGTCGATACAACAACTTCTTCTCCCAGTATAGGGGATAGTCTGGAGTGGGATGGAAGTAACTGGGTAGCAGTAACACCAGCTGCCGCAGGTAATCCTGTAGCAACTGTAATCATCAGTGCCTCGAATATAGCCCCTACCGGGTACCTTTATTGTGACGGAAATCCTGTGTCTAGAGTAACATATTCTAACCTATACGCACTTCTTGGTGATGCATATGGGGAGGGAGATGGTAGTACAACATTTAATTTACCTGACATGAGAGGTAAGTTTGCTAGAGGTATAGATGATGGAGCAGGTAATGACCCGAACGCTGGAACTCGTGTTGCAACGGCCACTGGTGGTAATACGGGCGACAATATTGGTTCTGAGCAAGCAGATGCTACGGATGTTAATGGTTTAGGAACAAACACTACCGGAAGTTCACACGGACATACAATCACCGCGACATCTGCTGGTGAAGCTGGATCAGGGAAAGGAACTGCTGGGGGCGAAGCTAATCAAGGAACCATACCGGTTGCTTCCGGTGGTTCGCACACTCATGGTGTAACATCATCTGATGATGAAACAAGACCTCTAAACTTATCCTTTAAATACTATATAAAATATTAGGACCTTAAATGTCATTTCAAAGTAGAACAGAATTCATAACAGCACAAGCTAGTGAGAAGATAACCCTAGCCCATGTTCATGCTACAGCAAGACTAGTAGCGTGGGTAGATGAAGGATCTGATGTATACTCTAAAGTAGTACCGCACTTTGTATCTAGTTTAAAGATAGCTGATGTAGAACTCACTAGAGTTGACGCACTAATTAACGTTATAGCTGGTACATTCTTCTATGACCCACAAGCTGGTGAAGTATCAATTAAGAACCCTAGTCTGGAAGATCCAGCAGATGTAGAGATGATCGTTACATACAGATTCTTCTACTCTAACGGTCCTATAGATGCATCATGGAACCTCGAAGATGGTGATACAGTTGTACCATATACCGGTATAATAGAGAAGAGTCCCGGATACAAGCAGAAGGTCGGGATTGATCAGAAGTTAACTTCATTAGTCGGTAAGGGTGATCTAGTCCTTATTAATGATGGACAGTTTGATGATATATTCGACAAGTATTACTTCGAGAACCAACTGGTTCGTATATATTCATGGAACCGCGACTTAGATTATTCAGACGCTAAGCTTCTATTTAGAGGTAGAGTATCAGATAAGACCTTCGGGAGTGATAAAGTAACATTCAAAATTAAAGATAACATATTCGATCTCAAACAGAACATACCCCAGAGCGTATACGATGATACTGATACAGTAAATGACTCAGTTAAGGGTGACTACAAGAGATGGATCTACGGTAGAGTAGATGGATTAAAGCTTCAGTCAATCGATCAGATAGGTGATGGATACCTAATCACTGGTACGGGTGCAGCTTCTACTGGTAGTGATACATTAACAGGGACCGGTACAAGCTTCCTAGCTGATTTAAGCCCCGGTGATGCGGTAACAGTCGGTACTCAAGAGTTCACCATAGAAGCGGTAGCTAGTGATACATCCGCAACACTTTCAAATGAACCAGACTTCAACGTATCAGCTGTAACAATCACGGTTAATCCAGAGATACCCACAGTCTTAAAGAACAGAGACTTTCTAATAGCAGATCATGAGTGTTCAGAACTTGCTAAGACATTACTATCTATAAAGCAATTGAATAGAGTTGAGTTATCAGATACAACCGACTTAGTAGTAGGTGACTTACTAGAATTTGATACAGGTGAAAGAATAGCTATCAGCTCATTTGCAACAGGTACAACAGTTGTATTAGTGCGGAACCTTATATTTACACCAACTATCAGCTCAATCGTTAGCAGACCACCGGTTCAAAAGGTATTCATAGATTCAAATCTAGTCAACGCTGATGGTTTTGAGCTAACTAATTCCAGTGAATTAAGCCTTACATTAGACGATGATGTAGAGTTCAACCTAGCCCGGATCAGAGCAATACCTAACACATTAACATTCACAAATGCATCAAGAACTATCACATACACAGGTGCAAGATTAGATGAAACAATAAAATCAAGGGACTGGATAAGACCAGAGTCCGGTAATAGTACATACTATGAGATATTAGATGTAGACGATACTACTATAACGATAAGAACGGCATTCGATCAAGCGACAACCAGCCAAGCTGCACAGTATAAGAGTCCAGAATACGTGGGTGACGATACCATCTTAAGCGTAGACGCTCTAGGTAGGACAGAAGACGGGACAGCAACCGGGACATGGATAAAGACAGCACCTCAAGTAATCAAGGATGCACTAGCAACTATAGGGTTAACCGATATAGATGAAAGTAGCTTTATAGTTGGTCAATCAGCTAGCCCCCAAGTGATATCATTACCTTTACCACTATCACCTGGTCCATCATCTACTACAGTTAAACAAGTACTTGATGCTGTTAATCAATCGGTCCTATCAACTATAACAACCGACAACAATTTAGACATTAAATACAGTTCATTATTAGCAGTAATCGCCGATGATGTATCAACAGTATCTGATAAAGAGATAACTTCATGGTCTGTTCAATCGGTAACTGGTAGATTATTTCAAAACTCAGTAGTCAACTATAGACACCTAGACGTAAGTAGGGCCAATCTTGAAGAAGGTAATTCTGTTGTCAGATACAGCTCAGACTTTGTTAAGAACTATTTAGGTACAGAAGCGAGTAGTGAGATAGATGCAAGACTATACAACCAGACCGAAGCTCAAACTAGAGCTAATAGAGAGGTATACTATAACCGTTTAGGTAAGACCGAGGTTACTATTAAGGGTGACTTGAGATTAGATGTACATGAGATAGGCGACAGCATCAAGTTAGATATAGAAAGACTATACAAAAGATTAGGAGATCCATCATCTAGACAGAAGATTATGAAGGTTGTTGGTAAGACTGCAAACGGTAACGAGGTTGTCTTAATACTGAATGATGTAGCTAACATATACAACGCATCAAGTATCATCACACCTAATACAGCACCAGACTACGCATCATCTACAAGCGAAGAGAAGATAAAATACGGATATATAACAGATACACAAGGTATCATTGACGATGAAGAAGAAACAGCAGGAATTAATTTAATATCATAGGAGATATAAGTGGCTTATACAGCATTAGACCCGGCGGATATAGTAGCAGGTCAACCAACAAAAGAAGAGATATTCACACAGATCAGAACTAACCAAGAAGACTTTGATTCAAGGATTGATCTATTAGGTGAGAGTGGAAAATTCGATATCATAGACGTTAACTTTACCGGTGATGTCGGTAGTTATTCTCTTGCACAAATCAATGAGAGATGTCCTGTATACAAAGCCCCTTCTGATGGTTCTATAATTAGTGTTATAGTTACGTTATTAGAGGCTTCAACGTCTGGTACTATAGAGTTAGACATAGAAGTGAGCACAGATAACGGTGTCAACTGGAACTCGGTACTAGCTACAACACCACAAGTTACAACATCAACCGTTGGATCAATCTCTAGTTCATTTAGCTTTGTAAGTGGTGGTGAAGTATTAACTCAGAACGATTTATATAGAATTCAATTAGTACAGAAACAAGTAGATCAGGGTGATTTTCACGTTAGTGTCTACGGCGATCTAGTATAAGGAGACAAACATGAGTGCAAGTAATATACATTTTGAAGATACAGACAGGATTCAGGAGTTCACAGCAGCGTCTACAGCATGGACAGTACCTAATGGTGTTTCGGTTGTAACAGTATCCGGTTGCGGCGGAGGACAGGGTGGTTCTGAGAAGAGCACTTCGGGTGGTAATAATATAGGTATGGGTGGTAACGGAGCACCTTATGGTAGTTATACTGTACCTGTTGTTCCTGGTGAAAGTGTGACTATAATAGTAGGAGCTGGTGGTAGTCCTGATAGTCAAGAGCCTACATCAAGTAGTAACGGTTCTCAAAGTAGCTTTACACCTGCTACAACAACTTCTAGTACTTTAATATTTAAGGGTGCTACAGGACTCGCTGTAGATGGTTCAAATGATAGTGTCAACTATAAGTTTAAAGACGCTGGTAGAGCAATTCCTGGGTGTACTATGGGTGGTGCTGTAAGCTTTTCAATTGTAGAACTGGGTTTTGCTGGTGGTAGTGGTATACATTACAGCGGTGGTGCAGCTGGTGCAACATCAGTCCCTAACGGTGGCGGATCTGGTGGTGGCGCTGGTCCGTTCGGTAACGGTGGTGCAGGTGGTGCTCATAGTGGTAATAACGGTGTATCTGCTGGAGCTAATACTGGTGCAGGTGGTGGAGGATCAACTGGTGGTAACACAGCTGGATCAGGCGGATCTGGTAAGATCATAGTATCTTGGTAATATAAAACTTTACTGGATGCCCCCTCCCAATGTTGTCTCCTGCGGTTGGGGGTATTCTTTTATACAGCTAAGTCTGGTTGTTCTAACTGGGCTAGTAACTCTTTGTTTCTCTTGAGTTTATAATTAGGGAATACACTAATATCAAATACAGTACTGAATATCTTAACCGTATTGTATAGTTTCAACAACAACCGGTCCACTGAATAAGTGCCCACGAAGTTAGTATTAAGGCATATGCTATCATCATGATCAAAAAACGTGTATATCCTGTCCCCTTCATCGAATACCTGACCCTGAAAAGCTTCTCGTATCTTAGTTTCATTAGTTCTCTCTCCCGTAAGTATAGCTTTTGTTATAGTCTTCTTGCTACTCCATCTAGTTATATCATCTATATCCAGTATCTCTTTAGCATAATCATTATATAGTTCAATCAACCGGTTCTCTCTTTGGTTATTAAGCATCCTAGTAATGAACTCTGCAATGAATTCCTTCAAAGCCGGTTCTTTCATAGTAGCCTTAAGTCCGCTGCCTTTAATTACTACATTCTTTTCGTAATCCTGTAAGACATAGTTCTTAGTCTTTACTACAATAAACCTCTTAAACTGTCCATCATTCTCCCAACTAATACCATCAGGAAACAGCGCATTGATCTCATCCAATTGGGCTTCAAAGTCACGCTCGGATAACCTACTACTTGTAGTGTACGCAAAAGAGTCCGTGTCAACGTTAACTAGTGTATATCCTTTATCGGACACCCAGTCGATGCCCTTCTGTAGTATCTCCCTACCGTACCTCGTGACCTTGGCAGCATTCTCTGGACTGTTAAAGTTAAGTCCTGGTGCCCCCATGAAACCGTATGCCGAGTTAATGAGAATCTTTTGGGCTTGTTCCATATCACTGTAGTACCTGTCTCCTGTTTCTTTAGCTAAAGCCTTGTTCTTTAACCGGTCTGTTGTTAATTCCTTAACGATGTTTAAGAAGTTACCTTGTGGGTCTTTCTTCCTATCAAATATACCGTACTCTAAGATGATCGAGGGGTATAGCGACGCAACATCGACTTTATTAATATCAGAATATATGCCCGGATTACCGAAGCTGATTGCGCCCTCAAAACTAGAGGACTCTGAAGCTTCTGGTATAGCCATTCTATCCTGCAAGTATGATCTAACCATAATGGCATTAATTTGAGAACCTGTTGCGGTAAGTACGGCCTCTTGTAACCCCAACGGTAAAGCTTGTACATAATAGAAGTAATTCGGGAGCATAAGGTCACATAGATTGAGAGAATCTTGACTATCATTGATACAGTACTCTTTAATCTTTTGGCGCTCAGAGTCGATCTTCCAATTGTCTTTAATAGTAGCAGCATCATAAAACTGTCTCCCTTCAGTTATCATACCCTCTTGCTCGATAATACTCTTTAGTCCATATGAGTTGTATTTGTTTTGAAAGTCATACTTCATTGCAAGATAGAATGTGTCTACTATCTCTCTACCGTGTACCTTAGCATTAGTGAAGCTGTAGGTACGGTGTCCGTCCTTTCTAAATATCCTCTCCCGACCTGATATCTTTACACCCGATCCATCTCTACCTAGAGGTAGCTGTTTACCGTAGCACTTCTGTAGAAAAGGTATATCATATCCTAGTATGTTATGTCCAGTTAATACATCTGGATTGTGAGCTGTAACGTATGCGCAGAATGCTCTAATCATATCCTGTTGAGTTGAGTAATTATCTAAGCTGAATAGTTTAGTGGACCTACCAAATGCATCCTTCATTGTGGCACTGATCATGTATGTAACTGAGTCATTGTTAATCAATAGACCGTTAGTCTCAATATCAAATGATAGTATAGTTAGATCATCGTACTTCATACCCTTATACATAGTCGCACCGGTCTTTAGCATGTACTGTTGATGATCATCTCTAGGACAGAAGTAATGAGGGTATGGTGCTTGTCTCTTAGCTTCCCAGAACTCTTTCTTTGATTTGTATTTAGAGAAATGCTTGAAGGCTTGTTCACCATGTAACTTACCACATTTTCCCTTGAGTTGATGTGACTTGAATACTATGTACCGTTCAAACTCTTCTATTTCAGATGTACCATTAGAGTAGTATATAGTAGCGTCATTCTCACCAAGCTCAATACCAGTTATTCGTTCTCTCTCATCCTTGCCGTATACCAGCTTATTAAAACTCTGTATCAAGTTCGACTCCTAATGTGTAGGTTTCTTTTTCCTTATCAAAGAGTATCTCACAGTTGTTGAAGTTTGACAAGCCCCGTCCCACAGAAGTTAAGAATCGTTTCGGTCCGGTACAATTGATAATCATAGCCGTGTCTACTGCTCCTAAGTAGGCTTGTGAACCCATGATAGAGTTAGTACTAGTGACATCAGACTTCGTAGTATGGTGTATAAGCATCACATGAGAGTTAGTTTCCCTTGCTATACGTCTAACCTGTTCCATCGACTTGTTAACCTTATCGTATGAGTTACTGTCTTCGATACCAGCAAATAGGGCTAGTGTATCAATAACAACCAGCTTAGCTTCATAGTCTTTAAGGTATCCGATTAGTGTATCAGCTCTGTTCTCACCATAGATAGGACCAACATGTAACATTATATCATCATCTTTAGTCAATCCGATAGTCTTGAATTGGTGCTGTAGCATGGCAGGATGTTCCTCTAGCGCAAGATAAGCAACCCTACCCTTCTCTACTTCACGCCCTAAGAACTCTTCACCTTTACATACAGCCTTAGCTAATTGTCTAACCAATGTAGACTTACCAGACTTGGGTCTAGCAGCTAATAGTGATATACCACCGGCTATCAATAACTCTTTAGCCAACCATTCAACCTTAAGATCTGCTTCATATAGATCACCGATTGATTGAAAGTTAAAACTCGGTCTGTCCTTTACTCTAACATCATCCTTAGTCTCTGTACTATAAGCATTCTCTATAGTCTCTATGTCCTTTTCTGATAGGTCGCTATGTGCCCAGTCACCACCGTGTTCGATCATATTACTTATATTTAGTGTAGCTTCACCAATTGTATACCCCTGACCCTGCATATCTTTAGCAGCGGCGAATAATGTGTGGTTTCTCTCACCAGCTGGAGCACCGAAGAGTAGGAAGCGTAAAGTATCCGGTAATAGCTTGCCCTTCTGTCCTATGATAGCCTTGGTTGGTTCTTTCTTCTCTTTAGGTTTAGCCTTTCTAGTTGGTATAGTTTGACCTTCATATCTAATAGACTCAACATGAGTTGATGGATAGAACATTCTAGCTGGGTCTTTACAAGCCTTGTCTGCTTCTGGGTTAGCTTTGAGTAATGCCTTAACGGTCTCTTCATAGTCGGCTATACTATCAACCGGTTTATCTAACGGGATAACAACCCTGAATCTGTCACACTTAATACCATGCTTTACAACCTGATGTGATCTAGTTGGTGCTATGATATGTTGATACTGTGCGAACCTAAGCTTGGCTTCTGCTATAGTTAACCCTCCGTCGAAGTCTAGAGCTACTGCTTCAGCAAATAGAAAGTTCTTGTTCTTACGGTCATTGTCTTTAAAAGTAGACATTGAATAGTTATAGAAAGTCATGTGGGTAGCGAAGTCTACAAAAGAATCGTCTACCGGTTTGAAGTTTTGGTTACCCTTTGATACTGAGAATTTCATTAGTCAGCTCCTTCTGAATCATGGGTCCATGCCCAATAACCATTTGAATATTTATATTGTTTGGTCTTTCTAGGCTTGTCTAGTATCTCTAACCCGGCGAATTCACCCACGAATTTAGGCATAGGTATTCCTTTGGTTTCAGCTTCTTCTGTTACTTCAATTTTACAGTCTTCACAGTACTCGTAGCTGAAGGTTTTAAAGGTAACTGTTTTTGTTTCTTTACCACATTTACATTGCATGATGTTTCCTCCACGAAAACCGGGAGCCACAAGGACCCCCACTGAATATAATGACTAATCTTCTTCATTGTTACCAGCTAATGTCTTAGCCATGGGTGGGACAGCGAAGAACCCGAACAGTGCTGCGCTTATTAGTATTACCGGTATTGATATTCCGTAGGCAGAGCCGAATGACCCTATTACGAACCCTCCGCCCAACCCTAATATCAGGGCGAATAATATTTCTGTCTTATCCCTAGAAGTCATTAGAAGACCCCTTCTTACTAGGCTTACCCTTAGCTTTCAAACCACTAGCACTGTTTCCATCATCATCCTCGGCTGCCATTGCAAGCAAAGAACCTAATGTGTAACGTCTAGCGTAAGTGATGGCACTACCTAACTTCTGCATATCGTTTAATTCTGGAAGCTTAATAGATGCCTCTAGAAACTCACCGGTTGAGATATCACTAATTCTTGATACCACAAAGTTACCCAATTGGTTTCCACCAGTAGGTTGTGTTAAGATTAAACCGTGTTTAGTTAGTGCCGGTTCTACTGTCGCAAGGTGGGCACCTAAGTCTGCATAGTTTGAATTGAAGAATGGGTTCTTAGCCGATTTGACTAGTTTACTCATATCTGCTTTAGCAGCTGCCATCTTCTGTAGCAGTAAGTTTGTTTTTACTTCTTCTGGTTGTTTTTGATCCATGTTCTATTCTCCTTTATTGTTATATTATATCAAACTTTAACTCATTTGTCAAGCTATATCTTGTAATACACTATGATTGAAATTAAAAAAATGTTAATAAAATAGTTGACTAGTATAGGTACCGGTATCTCCTTCAT